TATTATGAAACATAATAGTGAAAACGGTATTCCGACAGCACCTCTTATGACTGTTTATATTAGCGATCTACAATACGATCGAGACAGAATGCAACAACCTAGTCACATTGATAAAATAAATGTCAGAACAAGGGCAGTAGACCAAAACACTGGCGAATATACCCAACAACAAGGAGAAGCATATACAGTTGAACGACACATGCCTACTCCGTACAGATTAAATATGAACGTTGACATATGGACAACAAACACTGAACAAAAATTACAGTTACTAGAACAAATTTTAACACTATTTAATCCTGATTTAGAAATACAAAGCACCGATAATTATATAGATTGGACTAGTTTAAGTTATGTCGAGTTAACTGGTCAAACATTTACTAGCAGAAGCATACCATCAGGCACAGATGATCAGATAGATATTGCTACATTACAATTTAGTATGCCTATATGGCTAAGTTTGCCTGCTAAAGTTAAAAAATTAGGAGTTATTAGAAGCATTGTTAGTGGCATACACGACAACTCTGGTTCTCTTAAAGAATTAGATATGGGTCTTATATACGGTGATAGGATTTCTATTACACCTCATCAATACGGTATTATATTGTTGAACGGCCAAGCACAATTAACAGACTCAGCTGATGCTGTTAATACAGGCACGTCGACTGTTGTAAGTAAAAGCACTAGTGGAGCGAGACCTGATTGGACCTCTGTCATTAACAACTGGGGCAAACTAACAACGGCAGGTAAGGCTACTCTCGCAAACGGAACTAGTCAATTAAGAATATCGATTACAGCAGAACCTGATAGCCCAGAAATAGTCGGTACAGTAGCATTACACCCAACAAACCCAGATACATTGCTGTTTACTGTCGACACTGACACTATTCCTACAAACACATTAGGTCCTATTAATGCTATCGTAGACCCTAGCAAAAAAGGACCTGGGTCGGGGTTAGTTGCCTCTGCTGACGGACAACGATACCTAATTATAACAGATATCGGTGCGGCAAGCAACACAGATGGCGCTGATGCTTGGAAGGGTGCTAGTAACGAAGATTTGATAGCCACAGCGAACGATATAATACAATACAAGGACAATATCTGGCAAGTAGTATACGATGCTTCTACTAAGAGTGCTAGTACTGATTACCTAACTAACACAATAACCGGAATTCAATATAAATGGGACGGATCAAAATGGATAAAAAGTTACGAAGGAGAATACGAAGCGGGAAGATGGCGACTGGTACTTTAAATAGTGTTGGTTGCTTATTTTGGGCTCGTAAAACAAATCGCTTTCTATTTGTTTTAAGAAATACTAAAACATATAAATTTACCTGGGCACTAGTTGGCGGTAAAGTCGAGGTTGATGAGACTGTTTATCAAGCAATGTGTAGAGAAGTTGAAGAAGAACTAGGATCGTTGCCCGACATTGTTAAAACTATCCCTATAGAAAAATTTACACACAAGAAAAATAACTTTGTGTACGAGACATTTGTTAATATTATTGAAGATGAATTTATACCAGAGTTAAATCACGAACACGTAGGATATGCTTGGGTAGATGTAGATCATTTTCCAAAACCGCTTCATCCTGGATTGTATAATACTCTTAATATTGATGCTATTAATGAAAAATTAAAAACACTAATAAGTCAGTACAGAGTTTCTTATACCTCAACTGTGTTTAAAAGAGCCTATATCTAATTCCTGTACAAACTCCCTGTACGGTATATACCTTACATTTTTATACCACTTATAATCATCAGGATAGCCATTTTGGTTATTATCAACTATAGTAAATGAGATATCAGGATATGCTCCAAATATTTGACACATATTTGCTTCCCATTTAACACTTGATATTGAATGCTTTTGAGGTTGATATCCTGGGGAGCCTGAATATATATTACTATTATATCCCTCACCGGCATGCTGTCCTTCAAAACCTAACATATAGATATTCTTATGCTTGTCAAATGCCGCTAGATAAAGAGCCATTGCGCCGGCATTCATTTGTACATTGTAAGGCACTAAGTGAAATTTACCCGGGTGTGCTAAACAATTAGGAGCGGTAGAATACACAATACGTTCTTTAGAATACGGTTTGTCTGAATATTCAGTACTATTGGCTAATTCTTCTGTAAGATCCCTACCAGTAGCAACTAAAAAATCGCATTGAAACTCCCTAGACAAAGCATTACAGCCGTAAGTCTGAATTGCTTTTGACCCCAATACACCACCTCTGTGGCCAGATAATAAATTTATATTAAACCCGTTTCTAGTTTCACCGTTGCCGATAACAACAGCATAACCCATATGGGTATCGTTGTATACCGTTCGTGGTATCCATTCTCTTGTTTCTTTACGTTGATTATTTTCGTACTTTATTGATGTAATAAAAAATTCACCATCGTACTGGTCACTGTTTTTTCCTAGCATAACATTACTTATTATCCAATCTATCTGCTGTAGTGTTTATTGGTAAAAAAAGGGCGACATAAAGCCGCCCTTTAGATATCTTAGTTTTTGTTAGCTTCTTACATTCTGCCTACAACAACTTCAATAGTACCTTCACCTTCGTGATCTTCTAATGCTTTACCAATTACTTGGCCCATCTTAGGATCATCTTCAGATCTCGCCGCACCATTTCCAGCACTTACCATCATATCGCCCTTCTTGACAGATCCTTGTACTTTACAAGGTACTCTACCAACTAAAGCTACAGCACATTTGTGCTCCGCTTCAAGACCGTTATTCATTAAGTAAGCAGGGTTAGATGTTACAACGCCAGCTACTGATTTACAACCATCTGTATCACATTCTGATACTTCCTGGTCTCCACCAAAGTGTACAACTGTTCCAGGAGCGTATTCTGCATCTGCTGAATACATCTCTGCCAAGTCAGCATATTGTGCCGATGTAGCAGTACCTGTTAGTGTAGCAACGTGCATATTAGCGTATGAGCTAACTGTTACGTTACCAGATGTAGTACCGTCTTCTGAAGTATTAATAGCCGCAAATTCATCAGCACTTTCGTCCCAAATCATTGCCGTATTAGCACTTGAACCACGTTCTACAACCCAACCACTATCAATAGCAGGAGTACCTGTTTGTCCAGAAGCCCAAATCTGTAATGGATCAGCAACAGATACTGTTGTTGAACTAACAGTAGTTGTTCCACCGCTTACAGTTAAGTTTCCAGAAACAATCATGTTTCCTGTACATGTAGCATCGTCATTTAACTGAACAACACCTGAACCATTTGACTGTAGTACTAAGTTTTGGTCTGTAACACCATTACTGATTAAGTTACCAGTTGTTGTTACGTTTCCTGACTTAGAACCATCTGGAAGTAAAATACCTGTAGCATTCTGATCTGAGTGAGCAGTTAATGTTACACCACTTCCTAGTTCAGCTGTTTTAAGTATTTGTATTCCAGCACCTGCTGACATCTGTAATAAACCAGACCCAGAACCACCGTTTACACTTAGGTTTTGGTTAGCATCAGTACCCATAGTAATTGTACCACTATCATCTTGTAGTACTTGCTTACCATTAACGTATAATGATCCAGAGGATACATACAAATCTTTCCATTGGGCGTTTGAGGCGCCTAAATCAAAACCTGTTGTTCCGTTGGAGTTAACGTTTGGTATAAGGCCAGCCGCAGTAAATTTACCAATTGCAGTACCTGCCACTGTAAACTGAATTTCGTCAGCGTCAGCAGTAGTTTCAACATTAATGCTTGTGTCAGCATCAGTGTCTTGCATAGCAGTAATTGTACTTGTAGTAGTTAGTACTCTAGCATCAATAACATCGCCGGAAGCCGGAGCTTCTGTAAATGTTAATGTAGTTCCACTTGTCGCATAAGCTGTAGTTGGAATTTGTACCACACCGTTTATTGCTACTAATGTAGTCGATGTAGTTCCAGCTGAACTTAATGTAAACGTAGTATCAGATCCATCACCGTTAAATGCGTCTGCTGTCATGACCGTAAAGTCAGCTCCAGCGTTCCATTCAGAACCAGTGTAGATTTCTTGAGCACCAATTGTAGTATTGAATCTATACATACCAGCAACTGCAGAACTCGGACGTTGTGCCGTTGTTCCAACTGGTATAATCATAGAGTCAGTAGCAGAGATATGTAATGTAGCGTCGGTAGTCGGCGAAGCCGTTCCCATTCCTATATTACCGCTTGAACCTTGTACAAAGAATGCGTTAGCATCATTGTCCGATTCGATTCTTACGTCAACATCAGCTGATGATTCGTTAAACACAATTTCTTGTCCAGCTGGAGCTTCAATTATAAGTTTTCCAGATTGTCCAGTAATTGTATTACCATCAATTCCAATGTTATCAACATCTAATGCCGTAGTAGTTAGTGTAGTACCATCAAATGTTAAGTTAGCACTATCTTCGATAGCACCACTTGTACCTGCTGTTACAACACGTCCACTTGTTAAGTCTTCAATTACAGCAGAAGCTAATGTAGCCTCGCCGTCGGCTTCAAAAGCCGCACTTGCTGTAAGTTTACCTGTTACGTCTAACGTACCACCAACTGCTGTGTTACCACTAGCATGAGCTACTGTGAAACTTGAAGAAACACTAAATGTAGTTCCGTCAAATGTTAAGTTAGCATCATCTTCTAAAGCACCACTTGCACCAGCAATAGTAATTCTATTGTTAGTTAAGTCAGATACTGTAGCAGAGTTCATTGTAACGCCCGAAGCCGCTGCAACTAATGCTGTAGTTGAATCAACTTCAACAGTAAAGTTTCCTGTTCCACTATCTGAAACCGTAGCAGTAGTATTACCTTCTACTAGTCGTGTACTATCTTGAGAATCAACATACGCCTTAGTAGCCGCATCTTGAGCCGAACTTGGATCAGCAACGTTTCTAACTCTGTTAGCACCCATACTTACTACTTGAGAACCAGCAACTGTTACCGCACCATTAAGTGCCGTAGCCGCCGAAGCTGTTAATGTACCGCCAACTGTAGCCGCTCCATCAACATCTAAAAGTCCACCCATATGTAAGTTTTCACCAACACCTAAACCACCTAACGTCACAATCGAACCTGACGTATTAGATGTAGATGTTGTTGTTGCCGAAGCAGTAATAACACCTGTAGAGTTAGTTGTACCAGCAATCAATGTGTTACCAGATGTAGCATTTACTGTCATCTTGTTAGTAGCAACACTAAAGTCACCAGCAATATCACCAACACCACTAATATTAAGTGTAGCACCAATGTATTCACCAGTTGTAGTTAAGTTAGTACCGTCATATGTTAAACCTGCACCATCTTCAAGTAAACCTGAAGTGCCTGCTAATACAACACGTCCTGATGTTAAAGCACTAGAAGTTACAGAACCAACAACTATATTACCTGCTGTTCCTGACATTACTTCTGAACTGTTAGTAACACCTGTTAAGTAAACAAACGCATCTGCTGAGTTGTCATATCCAAAAAAGCCAACTTTAGCACTACCATCATAGTATTGAAATTCAATACCACGATCTTTACCATCATCACTACCAGGAGCAGAGTCGCCACCTAGTGTAAAGATTGGATCATCAATAGTTACTGTAGTTGAGTTAGTTGTAGATGTAGTACCGTTAATGGTTAAGTTACCAGTAACAATTAGGTTGTCGCCAACCGTAACATCAGCACCACTAGAAGCAATTGTGCTACCAGTAATGGATAAGTCAGCCGCAGTAAATACCGCTGAATCAAAACTACCAACTTCAACACCGTCATTTGTAAACGTAATCTTACCGTCTGCACCAGTGTCAGTTACAACAACACTTGAGTTAAGTTTGCTGATTGTGTCACCTGCCGCTGATACTGCGTTATCCGCATATATCTTAGTAGCAAGGTCTAAGTTGTCGCTTGGTGAATAAGAACTGTGAGCTCTTATTTGTAACGCACCTGCCGCTGTAGCACCAACTATTAGAACGTCAGTTGACGTACCGGCAACCATTGCGTTAAGTACAATTGCGCCGTCTTCTGTGCCATCAGTTACATCTATAGATTTACCTGAAATTTCAGCAAACTGAGTATCAGCATCACCGTCATCATAGCCAGTCCACGTAATTGAACCTAAAGCATCACCGTCTGCTTCTGAACCACTTTGCTTTTGGAAAGATAAATTACCACCTTCACCGTCAGCATTAGTATTAAGCAATGTTAATTTAGGCTTTGAACCACCTGATTGTGACATTAAAATGTCAGAACCAATAGTACCAGTAATTGTTATAGCGTCGCCTGTTGCGTCACCTAAAGTTACAGCACCATTTAAAGTAGTAGCGCCAGCGACTGTCAAAGCACCATCTATATCAGCGAGACCGCCCATATGTAGGTTTTCTGTTAGTCCTAAACCACCATCAATAATTACAGCACCAGTAGTGTTACTTGTTGCTGTTGTAGTAGCGTTAAAGTTAGTAACGCCTGTTACGTCTAAAGTACTTCCAACAACAACGACACCTGCCGCTGAGGCAGTAAAGTTACCGCCAATGTCTAAAGCACCTGTTGTTACTATTTGTCCGCCTGCATAAACATCTTCAGCAACACCTAAACCACCGTCAATAATCACAGCACCTGTTGTGGCACTAGATGAAGCAGTAGTATTGTTAAAGTTTGTCGCGCCAGTTACATCTAATGTACCGCCTACAGTAGTATTACCTGTAGCCGCCACAACAGCAAATTCACTGCCATCGCCAACTGCGAACGTAGTACCATCAAAGTGTAAGTTAGCGTCGTCTTCGACAGCGCCAGATCCACCTGCTATTAGTACTCTGTTATCTGTTAAGTCTGTTATTTTAGCAGAAGCTAAAGTAACGTCGGAAGCCGTAGCAGTAAATACTGATGTTGAATCAAGTTCCATTGTTACAGAACCAGTTCCGCTATCGCTTACTGTTACAGTTGTATTTCCTTCTACAAGACGTGTAGCTGATCCCAATTGAGAATCAACGTAGGCTTTTGTAGCCGCGTCTTGAGCCGACGATGGATCCGTGACGCCAGTAATTCTATTACTGCCTGCCGCGATGTTCCCTGCCGGATTTAGTGTAAAATCTCCTGAACTAGTGGTTATTCCATTAGCATCAAGAGTAGTATTGTCAACAATTAAAGAACCAGCTTGTAAAGCCGAATACGCTGAAATGGTAACATTACCTGCTGTTGAGCCTGTTTCTGACGTGGATCCTACAACGAATTGATCGGCACTTTCGTCCCAACCTATAAATACGTTTGTATCATCTCCACGCTCTGTAATCAAACCAGTGTCTACTGACGCTGAGCCTGTTGCTCCAGAGGATAGTACCATCAAAGGATCCGCTACTGTAGTATTCGTACTGTTTACAGTAGTAGTAGTTCCTGAAACTGTTAAGTTACCAGATATAGTTAAGTTCGAACCATATGTTATTGAATTAGCAAGTTTTCCAGCCGTAATCGCATTATTTGCAATTTTGCCTTCTGTTACTGCTAAATCAGTAATCTGATTCGTTTTTATTCTAGTTACAGCCATTTTCACAACTCCTTTATTTAAAGATTGTAAGGTTTCTTTGTATAGTTATTTATACAGTTTTGGCCAAAGTTATGTAGGTAGTTAGAATTTTAGTGTAAATTAACCCATGATCCGCCAGCATATCCCTGGAACTTGTCATCTGTGGAGTTATATATTACAGTACCGTTTGAAGGTGATGTAGCGTTTCGTTGTGTTGTAGTATAACTAGCAAATTGTACTAGTTGAGCATGTGTTGTTACTGTTGATGTCACCGTTAACTTGTCAGATCCTGCTACTTTTATATGTACTGTATCGTTGTCTGCTGTACGTTCTACTTCTATTTTAGTGTCACCATCAGCATCTTGTATCTTATCTAAAGTTGTAATACTTGAGAAAGTTTTTACACTAATTTTGTCACCAGTTGCCGGTGCTGTTGTAAATGTTAGAGTTGTTCCGCTTACAGTATAATCTGTTGTTGGCACTTGAACTACACCGTTAAGTGATACAAAAACAGTATTAGTAGAAGCACTATTACTTAAAGTAAATGTAGTATCACTAGAGTCACCATCAAATGTTTCATGTGTTAATGTTGCTGAAACAGAATCGCCCACTTCTTCCCAAGTAGCATTTGTAAAAACTTCAACTACATCTAATGTTGAGTTATATCTAATTTCACCCTCTGTTGGTGAACTAGGTCTTTGTGCTGTAGTACCAACTGGTAACAACATCGAACCTGTAGAATCAATTTTAACGATACCTGTTCCTTGAGGTTCAAGTATAAGGTGTGAGTTTGTTGGAGTATAAAGTGTAGTATTTTCTGCTGTTATGTCTCCTAAAGAACTACTTGCTCCACCTACACCAAATGTTCCTGTGTATCTTGCTCCAGAAACATAAATTGATTTGCCTGAGAAATTAACACCATATGGTAAGTTAGCACCGATAAAGTGTATAACACCTGATTGGTAATCAAAGAACCATTCGTCATCATTACCAGAACCTGTAGCATATAATTGAGTACCGCCACTTGCGGCCGTACCAGCATTTCCTGATGTATGTACATAAACTTTTAGTTGGTATGTTGACCCTATCTCAGGTGGTATCCAATCTGTTAAACCCGTCTTCCATGTTCTATTTGCTGTTGCTGAACCATCTACTGTACATTCATCCGGAGCTGTCGTAAGATAGACTGTTACTACTGCTGTGTTTGATCCTGGCATAACAGCAGGTATATCACTTGCTTGTTGCCAAACTTTGTCACCTCTTAATAATAACGGAGAGGATATAGCTTCGTTAGGTGCTTTCTTGGCCGCATTAGTGTCAGTTTTAGTGGCACCGTAACCTAACTTCTTCCAAAGGTAATCTACTTTTTTGCTATCAGTAATTGCCATTAAGCATCCTCAATCTCTAAAGCAGTTAACGAATCGCCACTTACTAGTTTGATTCTAACTAAAACAGTATTACCCGTAGTGTTAGCCATATTTTCAGCACCCAATGTTAATGTGCTACTATCATTTGATACTGTTGACCCTGTAGGTATTCTGTCGCCTGACGTTTGGGCACAACCGTTACCACCGTTACCACCGTTGCCTGTATCACTACCAGGAACACCACTACCAGCATAAGTGTCTGTGGCGTCTAGCCAACCACTTAAACCACTAGCACTATCTATTGCTGAACCAGGAGCCGCAATCCACACACCTGTTAATTTTCCACTAAACTTAAATTTAAAGTTAGCCGCAGGTGTTCTACGGAAAGCAAAAGTATAATATTGTGCTCCACTTCTACCTGTGTTTAAATCAGGCCCTGCTGGTAAGTAACCAGTACTTAAATCTGTTGTAAAGTGTTTTATTGTTCCCCAACGTGTAATTGCTTCTTGTGTTCCTGCTACTGTTTGAGAACCACTCCAAGGATTTGCTGTATAATAATTTGTACTTCCTGTGAAACTAGGTGTGTCATTTGCCGCACCAAAGCCTGTGATTCTTACACCGTCATCTGTATGTGTACTGCCGTTACCCAAGCTATTCGCAACCGGAATAGCACTTTCTACAATTCCGCTTGGTGTTGCTGTATGTACTTGTATTTTTGTTGAGCCTGTATTATATCCGCCTTGTCCGTTAACGTTTTTAGTTCTTGCTTTAATAGTTTGTACCGAGCTAACTGAACTGCTTGTAATAGGTACAGCAATAGTTCCTAATGTATAAGCACCTCCTACACCTGTGTTTGCTATTGGTACACTTGAATTTAAGAACGTACTTGCTCCGTCTATATTTGAATATGTATAATTGTTATTACTAATTACGCTACCACTAGTCGACTCGTCATTATCTGCTGGATCAACTTCATGAGGTGAACTTGTGTTTCTATAAGTTTGTCCTACAAGATTTGTTACTGTTGTTCCTGTAACATTTACACTAGGTGATCCCGAATTGTAATACGGTACACCTGAAATATATCTCTTTGATCCAGCAGTTCCCTCTGTTACCGTACCGATTGATGTAGTCGGCGTTGCTGTTAAATCATCTAAAACAAATCCTGGTTTGTTTGTAGCACCTGTGGCATTATGGCTTAAACCTAAATCATTATATCCCGTACTTAAACTTCCTAAACTGTGGCTAACTTTAGCACTAAACACTTGATAAAAATTACTTGGATATGTGCTTGATGATATTTGATCGTGGGCATCGCCTTCTGCTGTTACAACAAGACTTGTAAATGTTCCTGTCTCTCCAGTTGATGATGAAAAAGATTTTGATCCACTGGCGCCATTGTTAACCAATGCTGTAACTGTTCCTGTATAACTATTATAGGCATCTGAGGCAACACTTGTTTGTACTGAACTAGAACCTGTATATCTTGTTACACTAGAACCTTGTGCTGGTATATTGCCGCCACTTCTGTCAGTAGCACTTGCGGCTAAGTACGGGCTTGACCCACTGCTACTAGTAGACATTGATATAGTTTTAGCACTTAAATTAGCAGGTACCGACGGAGTCGCATTTATTTGGAATGTAATACCAGTATCATTATCTGTTTGTGCTGTTACGTCTGGTGTTGAAACAACACCTAAATTTAAATTATAATTACCGGTTGATTCTCCAGCAAAGTTATGAGTTAATGCTACCCCTACACTACCTGGCGTACTTCCGTTTTCAGTAACTACATCATTTGAACTGCCATCTGCCCAGTTAAATGTATATTGAGCAGAAGATGTTGTTGGTTTTGTAGCATTAGTAGTTGTAACCATTGCCCTGTTATTTCCAAATAAATCAGTAAAATCATATAAGTCATATTGGTTGTCGCCAGTTCTGTCACTTGTAACAATTGCTGTGCCCGTTACGTCTGCTCTGACGTCTGGTTCAAGGTGTACTGTGAAGTTAGAACTAGCAAATGGTGAACTAGTGTGACTACTTAATACTTCTAACTTACCTGTATAATCTACATTAGTACCTGCATCATTTTGAGAACTTGTTAAGGCATACGTGTGGCTTATTGTGCCAGCTGTGTCGCCCGATGCTCCACTACCAACATTAACTGTTTGCGTAGTTCCGTCACCAAATGTATATCTGTATTGTGTTCCGTATGTTGAATAAGAACCAATAGTATTTTCTGTATTATTTGTAAATGTTACAGGATGTCCACTTGTTCCTACTTCGTTAATTCCAGTTGTACTAGACAACCCAACAGTTGGCGTATGTGTATCGTAAATTTTGTGTGCTGTTGTAGTATTCCTAGGTATTTCGCTAGGTAGTGCTGTAGTATGACTGTCTAATGTTAGTCTTACCGTTCGTGTTTGTTCTTGTTCTGTACTTGCTGTAAATGTATGAGCCAATCTTGCTCCACCTACTCCACCAGCCACTGAATCACTATTTACAACATTATCTGATTCGCTGTCTGCCCAATCCCAAGTATATTGAATTGTTGCTCCGCTTGTATTTGTTGTATTGTTTTGGAAGTAAATTGTAGCATTGTCGTCCCATTGTGTAATAGGTGATCCACCTGCCGAGGCGGCATAAGCGGCAAATCCCATTATAGGAGTAGACGTATAGATAATAATATAACTTGCTCTTGTTTTAGCGTTTGTAGAACCTGTTCCGGCTCCGCTATTATTTTTTGCTGTTACTGTTACACTAAATGGTGAATTAGTATTTGAATTATAAGTGTGTGACGGTGTTGCATCTGTTGTATTAGTTGTTGCTGTTTCTCCAGTACCCCAGTCAATGTCATAATGTGTAGGGTTACCGTTTGCTGTAATTGTTAGTGTTACTGTAATACCAGCACCACCTGATGTTACGTCTGCTGTGAAGTCAACATTAGAAACAGCAGTACTATTAATAATATTATTTGATAATTCGTTTAGATCGTCAATTGCTGTACTAAGATTAGTAGTATCTAACCAAGTTCTAATAGCGCCTGTTGGATATAACGTGCTATCATCTGGCCAACTTAGTGTGACATCTCTACCAGTAACTAGTCCGCCGCCTGCAACACTTGTCCAAGTTAAATTGCCCGATCCATCAGTTGTTAAAACTTGATCTCCACCGCCGCCAGTAATAGTAATGTCTTCTATAGCACCTAAATCTAAGTCACCACCAACCGCACGGATTGATCTTCCTTCTAGGGTAATATTATCTACTTGTAAACTTTTAGTGGGGGAGGCTGTGTTTATACCTATGCGATCATTGGCTACGTCAATATATAATGAGTCTGTTTCAAATGCTATGTCGTTGCCTAATCGCTCAAGATTTGCCTTAAGCATGGCACCAGATATTCTTCCTATGGCCATCTAATCTCCTCCACCTCATTTCATTCCAGGGTGAGCCCGGGTATAATATAGTAAGTTATCTTACTACAATGTTATTTATATGAATTAAAGATTAAGCTAAAGTGCTTGTAATTGTAGAATCAAATCCTGCATAAGCATAAATTCTGTGCCCATTTGGAGGTGCTGATGTAAATGTAATATCTCTACCTGAAACAGTATATGCTTGATCAGGCTCTTGTGGAACATTGCCTACAACAGCAATAACATTATTTTCGTCTGCTGGTGCTGTAGTGAAAAAATTAGTAAATGTTGTTGCTGTACCGTCACCTGTTGCTGTATCTAGAACCATTCCTACTGTACCTTGAGGTGTTATAGACCTAAAAGCTGAACCGTCATAATATTCCATTCTTGTAGTGTCAGTGTTAAACCGTATTGCTCCTGTTTCAGCAACAGTTGGTCTTTCTGCTGTAGAACCAGATGCTGTAGGAACTCCTGATGATTTAGACTTTAAATGATAAGCCATTTTTAAATACTCACGTATGAAACATTAGCATATACTGATGTTGCCGCTGAACATAATGCTTGTATTGTATCACCGTTTGCGAATACAATTTTTTCAGCACTTAAAATATATGTGTCTCCACCATCAATTGATAATTCTTTAATAATTCTATTTGTAGCATCTGCTGTGCTACTATTTGCTACGAGATGAACACTTATAGTTCTTGCCGCGGCATTGTCATTTGTAAAAAATATTGATGTAGTAGCAGAGTCATTTGTACTAGTATAAACTGTACCTATGCTTGTTCCTAAAGTTGCTTTTGCTAACGCCATTTTGTTTTCCTAAAATATTAATCCGTATACGATTGCTTTACTCTTACTTACCATTTCTTCTGCATTACCTGTTGGCGCCTGAACATAAACTCCTGTTCCGCCACCGCCTGGTGCTTTAGCAAAAATTAATGACTTGCCCGAAACCGCACTTGGGTCACTTGTTTGTGTTAATCTCAAAAGTCCATCAGTTGTAACATTACCAGTAACATCTAATGTTGTCGACACAGTCGCCGCTCCAGCAACTGCCAACGTTGATCCATCAAAAGTTAAATTTGCCTCGCCTATTAACGCATTTGCTCCAGTAATTGTTGTTATAGTATTATTTGTTGAACCTGATAAAGACATTCCAGATCCTGCTACTCCGTCAACATACGTTTTAGTAGCTAGATGATCACCACTGCTCGGTGTTGCTCCTGCTACATTTGTTAATGAGGATCCTTCTTTAAAAGTAAAAGCATCAATGCTATCATCATATAACATTGTAGTATTCGTAAGCGATCCTCTTTCAATTTCAATACCTGCCGTTACTGCGGTAACTCCTGCGCCTGATTCGTTTTTATTTAAAACAATAGTGTTATCAGCAATTACTGAATTAGTTGTTTCAATGCTTGTAGTAGTTCCAGAAACAACAAGGTTTCCTGCTACTGTAAGCGAATGTGTTGTTACTGTGACATTAGAGTCTGTACCACTAGTGGTAATTTTGTAATGCCCGTCAAACCGATTTTCTGATATTTTTGCCATTTTTTAATAATCCTTATACATTATTTATTTCTTTTTCAAATTGTTCAAACGTGATTTCCCTGTGATTCGGACATTCTCTCCAATTCTCTGGAACAAAGTTATTCAATGCGCCTACTCTAGTAAAGTTAGAATCAGTATACTCTAACATTATTCGTCTAATTTGATCAACCCAATTCATATAATAGGTGGCAGCCGCCGTATCTGGCTTATAAGCATTTGTTCCGGAATAGATATTGTTTATATTATTATCCCTATCGCCTATCCCCATTAAGTCAAACCCCATAAAGTAAATATATCTATGACTATCAAATGCGGCATACGTTAAAGCAACAGGGCCACTACTATATCCCCAATTATAATCTATTTTTCTACTATGTCTATTCACATGATCAAACTCTTGCCATTTTCTGTCAGGATGCGTTTTAATAATTTTTCCAGGTCTTCTCGTATAAAATGGAATTTTAGCAGGTATATTTTCTAAAACATCTGGATTAAATTCAGACAATTCTATTTCTTCTCGTATCTTATCATCTGTAGCAACTAATACATCAGGCATAAAATCTCTATATAAAGCATTACACCCATATATAGTTCCTTTTCCCCTTAATGTATTCAAATCAAAACCTATACGAGATTTACCGTTGCCAATTACAAATGCTCTTTCCATTATGTTCCTTCAAAAAAAAATGACTACTAACATTAATTAGCAGTCATTTTAAATTACAATTTTGTATCTGGATTAGATAGCAACAATCGTCATAACATTAACAGCAGAGTCATCTGATATGGACCATGTGTATCGTACATTATCATAATCAGTACACGTTCTGTTAAACAACTTTTTAATATTTTTATAAGTTGTAGTACCGTTAATTACAGCAGAAATAGACATTTCATCTGCCGCTAATTGCTCAGATGCTTTATCAACTAGTGAACAAACACCTTCGTTACCTGAATCATCTTTTGCATCATCAACATTGAATTTTGTAGATGATCTTTGTGATTTAATCATACCCTGAACTGAAGCCGCATTTGAGCTAACTTTACAGTTAACTGTGATGTTGCCTGAATCAGAATCTACTTCACCAAATTTACTTTTATTTACTGGACGTCCCATTTTTTTCTCCTAAGTTACGTTCTATGTAATACGCGGTGGGTCAATTCCGCATAAGTCTACACCTATTGTAGCACGATTTACGACAATAGTATTTATCTAATAATATACTTTCTTACTACCTCATAAACACATTTATGACCATAAGCATTTAATTTCCTATCAGGAGCACATTTTTGATAAAAATGTCCAGGGTGCGATAAATCAGGATGTTGGTCCATTACCCAGCCCCAAAATTGATTAATGTTATCTCTGTTAATACTAGGTAAAACAAAAAGTTTGTCAGTAGACGGTTTTGTACTTTCTTGTACAAAGAATAAACAATGTTTATCTTTTGCCCATTCATTTAATATGTTGTAAGTAAAATTAGATTGCCATTCACAATATTCATCTGTATGATGAGGACCTAAGTTTTCTGTAATAGCATGTAATGGTCCTGTGGAATCCCAATTTAAAGATCTAGAAGGCGACGGTACTACACTTATAAAGAAATCATCACTGTTTTGTGTAGTTTTTATAATATTACTGGCATAATATAACGGACTAATACCCACACATTTATCAGGGGTTTTTAAAATAACAGGATTACTTCCTAGTTCAGTTGCTAATAATTCCCACCAATGCTCACCTGGTTGTACATTATAACCGTTGTATGTTCCTGGACTGGCTACTAATTGATCGCCGTATACTATTAGATTCATATTAATATTTATAGCAGTCAAAAAGAAAGGGTCCTAAGACCCTTTCTTAAAATAGTAAAAAATACTACATCAGTGATTAGCTAAAGCTAATGTTTGACATTGCAATTTCGCCTAAGTAGTCGCCTGCATTACCAAGTGAAGATGCTGTGTTAGTTAACTCAACATATCCGTATCTTGTCATAAAGCCAACAACTGGTTCTAATGTATCAGGGTCTAAAACAACACCTGAAGACATAAGAGGAACGTATGGGCAATAGAACGCAGCCGCATCAGCTTCTGAAGAACCTTTGTAACCAACTAGCACAGCTGAAGAATCAGCGGCATAAGTGTCTACGTAGATTTTCATAGCGCCATTCAAAGTACCTACAAACTTATTGTTTGTTGGAGCTTCAAACGTACCTTCAGTTGTTCTTGCGAACGCTGAAGTTGATGCTGATTGTAGTACAGTAAGAGCTTGTGGAGAAACCACAGCCCAGTTACCAGAACCACGTCTTGTTCTTTGTGCAATTTTGTTAGCAACTCTGTTAATTAAAACAGCTAGAGCGGCATGCTCATCACCAACATAAGTAGCAGTACCACTTACAGCCGCTTGATTGAAAGTTTCTTCAGTAGCAGCCAAAGATCTAAGAGAAGTAAGAACTTCTTGGTCGATCTCAGCGGTAATTTCTTGAGCCAAAGCAGCCATAATTTCTGCTTCAACGTCGATTCCATGCATTGACTGAGCATCTTGAGCTGATTCAAAAGTCCAACGAGCTGAAAGTTTTCTTGTCTTAGCTTCAACTGGTTGCTTTAAAATCTGGATGTTCAATTTCTTACCTGGAGCACCTTCTAAAGTTGCTGTGCTTGAGCCTGCGCCAGGTGAACTATCGTTACCTGAATATTGCTCAGCAATTTTGAACGGGCTTAATGCTTCGTCGCCTGCAGTCACTGTAGTAGCGCCTGAAGAAGCATCAGCATATCTTACTCTAAGAGTATGAATTTGACCAACTGGACCTTGCATTGGCTGAACACCAACGATTTCGTTCGCGATCACAGTAGGCATTACACGTCTGATTACTGGTAGTATCACACGATTTAAAGTTGCTACGTTGCCGGCTGATGTAGCGCCAGCAGTTGCAGCCTCTTTTAAGTAGTTACGGGTGTTCTCTAGAACAACGCCCATGGTAGTCTTAGCTTTACCTTGCAAGCCTTCCATAAGTGCCGATTTAGTATCATCCCAACGGCTTTCAATTAATGTATCTGACATTTTTATGTCTCCTTTTAGTTACATTCCAGCTAACTTTTGAAGAAGAATGATATTATCTTCTGCATCTGTTAGGCTGTGTTTAGTTTTATTTCCAGTAACTTCTTTACGAGATTCCGCTAAAACTTCTTTTTTCGGAGCTTCGTTCTTTAGTACTGCTGGCAAATATTTGTCATACGCTGATTGTAGTTTATCAGTTTTGACGCTTTCAAGCAAACTTGTCATTACGTCAGCCTGCTTGTAAGCAAGTGGCTTTAGTAAACTGTCAATTTTAGCTTTTCTTTCGATTCCTTCGTTTATACGTCCAATTTTTGCCGTTTGGACTTTAACTTCAGTAGCAGATGCTTCTGATTTCTCAGTAACTTCTTTTAATTGCTTGTCTTTAGCAACAATCACTGCCTCTAGCTCTTTCATTTCTTGATTTTCATTCAAGTAACTAGTAGAGTATTCAGCGGCGAATGTTTCAAACAATTTGCGTCCAAAGTTATTTGTACGAGCTTGTTTAATGTCTTCTTTTAGTTGAGAAAGTTCTTCTCTTAAAGTGCCAGTTACAGCTTCTTTTACAAGTTTGCTTGATTTCTCTATGAATTTCTTCTTAAGAGAATCTAATTGATCCTTCGCTTCAGCAACTAGCTTAACTTTCGTTTCAATGACGTCTTTCTTGTCTTTATGAAACTCGCTAATTTCTTCAGCAAGATTATTAATTACAAACTGTTCAAGTTTTTCTATTGTCACAGACTGTGACTTACGGTCGCTTCTAAGTTCGCTAATTTCTTCAGCTAATTTCTTAACTAGGAAATTATTAAACTTTTCAGCAGACTCATTCATCGTTGTGTTTAATTTAACACGGTCCTCTGCTAGTGCTTTCTTTTCAGCAACTACTTGCTTAATTTCAACACTAAGATTTTCTGTAACCATTCTATCGAGAGCCTCAACCATTGTTTGTTTATCATGCTCATAACGACCAGCGAATTCTTCGCGTAGATCCTGAGTAACTTCTTCACGGATTTCCTGCAACTTGGTATCCCAAGCTTCAGTAATCTGATTACGAGTTTCCTCATTTACTAGATCACTATCAAGCAATGGTTTGATGACGTCTAACATATTGGTCAACTCCTTACTTTTAAGTCTTGGATGAGTTTAAGTACTTCATCCTTTAAATACCTCTGTACCTTAGTATCATGCTGTGCATCTTTGGCAATTTCTAAAACTCTATGACCATGTTTCATGTTCAAAAGTCCTTCGTATATTGCTGTAGGATAAGCATTAGGTGCAGAAGGTTGTGCCACAACATCTATTGTGACTATCTCGAATTCGCTCACCTGTCCGGTGGCTTCATTGACGTTGCCGCTTCCGCGACTGCTTACTCCCAATTTTACACCACTATCTAACATAGTTTTCACTAGTTGTCCCATAGGTGTTGGGAGAATCTTTAATTTACCAAATCCGTTTGGACCATCCATCCACATACTTTCTACCATATGGCATACTCGATCTAGGTTAACTTGTAACCCTTCCGGATGGTCTACTTCTCCAAGGACACTATTGCCCGTTGTGATCTGATCATTCAATGTTTTTACTGCCGAAGCAATTTCGTTTACAGGATATACACGTTCGTTAGCGTTTTTTACCCCGCCTTGTATA